CACTTCTTTTTGCCTTTCAATGGCTTGGCAGTCTTTGCTGATGCAATGAAGTCCGCCTTTGTTGGCGCTCCCTTGCTACCAGGCTTCTTCATGCGCTCTGGCGTCTTGCCAGCAGCCTTCTGTGCCTTGATGCGCTTACGCTTCGCATTGATGTTGGCGTACAGGCCCATCTTCATTTCTTTGGCTTCCGCTTAGGAGCCTTTGACGGCTTCCCTGCTTTCATTGCTGCATCGCGTGCGACATTGAGCGCAATAGCGATGGCTTGCTTCTTAGGGCGACCAGACTTTTCTTCCATCTTAATGTTCTTGCCGATGCTTAAACGGCTGTAACCTTTTTTCAATGGCATTGGTTCGCTCCTACAAGAAAGAGGGGGAAGCCGAAGCTCCCCCCATCCCTATTACGTTTGGTTGAAAAGCAGGATGCCTGCCATTTCAGGGTTCGTCATGACCACACCATACAGTGTGTCCAGCGTGTAAAGCGTCTGGAAGGTCAGTGGATCGAACTTCTTGGTCATGACCAATTCGATACCCTGATCCGTCGATGCACGAAGAACGTCAACGCCTGCGCCATCTGGAACAGCATAGCGACCTGGGAGGAGTTCAATCGAATCCTTGCGCCAGAATGGGTTGATGTTCGAAGCCGCAACGTTCAAGAAGTTGACAGTGGCAGTTGCCGAAGTCGCAAAAACTTCAACGTTCTGATACTGAAGTTCAGCGTCAGTTGGCGTCGAGTTAGCACCGATGATCGGAGGGCTGATAACCATCGAAGTGCCGTTGACAACTTCAATGACGCGGAACGTCTTGAGTTCGCCAGTCGAACGCTTCGTGATGTGGTGAACAGCTTCAATGCCATCAATCGTGAACGCATCGCCAGCAACAACGCCAGTTGTCGTGGAAACAGTGACGGTCTGATAGCGGTTGTCAACGTTGAGAATGCCGCCAGTGCTGGTGGTGGTCGCTTGAGGAACATAACGAACCTGAGCGCCATTGGTAGCGATGGTGACAGTTGCAGCGTTAGCAGCACAACGGTTAGCATAGTCGAGCTTGTAGGTCTGGAAGCTTGCGACTTCACCAACGAACGAACGCTCATATGCGTTAGCCGACTTCGTGCCAGTGAACGAGCGAGTCGCTACTGCCAAGTTGCCAGCCATGCCGTTGTAATCGCGGCTCGACAAAGCGAGGTAACGATCACCAGCCATAACACCCTGTTCGTTCATGATGCTGTCGCAAAGCGCGATGTCATCATAATCGCCAGCGGCGGTAGCTACGTCAACAACAAGCGTACCCTGAGCAGCAGCCAAATCCATGACGGAAAGGTTGATGTCCGAAGCGAGCTTTTGCTTTGCCGAATCGCCCAAGCGACCTTCCTGCAACGCGTCACGCAGTTCCAGTGCGTTCATCTGCCAAGCAGAACACTTGTTGAAACCGAGAGTCGATGGAACAGAAAGCTGAGTCATGGTCGAAACATCGCCAGCAATCGAAGTGCCTACAACGCGGTCGAATGACTGAGCGATGTAAGGTTGTGGACGCCAGATGGTGTCGCGTGCGCGTTCCATTGTTACGCCGTTGGTGTTGTATACGTTGATGTTCTTTGACAGGATCAAAGCATCGTTGAAGCCTTCGAGGATGTCCTCAAAAGCAACAATTTCTTCTTTCGAAAAAGCGTTAGCCATTAAATTAACTCCAAAAAATTAGGTTTGTTATTTCTTACGACGCTTGTATTCCATGACCTTTGACAAGTCTCCGGTCTTCAGAGCTTCGGCGCGTAAGCGTTCAAGTTGTGAATCAATGGAGCCAGACACACGACCACCGCTTGTGGTGATTGTACGTTCTGGCGTGGTTGATGCCCTACGGTTCGTTACTTTCAACTGAGTCTCCAGTTTAGCTACCGCAAAGGCAAACTTCACGGGGTCGGTGATTGCTGCAAGTTCCTTAGCTCGCTTGGTGCTTTTGCCAATTGCGTAGATAAGCAAAGCAGGGTTGTCAGAGCCTTGTAGAACTATCCCTTGTTGCGTTACGTCAAACGTATCTAAAGCCGTAGCTTCAGCTTCGTCATAGTCCCGCACCTTCAGCGATGCTTTCGCCTTCGCATAGGAATCAAGCTTGTCCTGCCATGCTTTCGACTCAGCATCTCGCTGGGCTGCTACATTGGCTTCGGCTGCATCGTATTCGCGTTTATTCTCATACCAAGCAGCAAGCTTTTGTTCGTACTCGTCGGAATCATAATCGCAACTTTCAAGCGTTGGCTTTGCTACCAAGGCGACCGGCTTGTTCTCAGTCGCTGTCGTATTGAGCTTTGCTTCAAGTTCGCGTATCTTCCGCTCTTTTTCCCGATTTGATTTACGCAATTCACGCACCCAAGCAGGCGCACGAACTTCTTCATCTTGAGGTGGCGATTCCTCTCCGATAGATATTACGACTTCATCTTCGTCATCTTCTTCATCTTGAGTATCGTCGATGGCATTGGTCTCATCATCCGATTGCTCGTTAAAATCAGTGTCGATGTCTATTGTTTCGATGTTGTCGTTATCATCCATTTCTGCCGTTTTCATGTTTTAACCCCATTAACTCACCCTAATATAGTGGAGGGTGGAACCACATTCGTTTGCGACTGTAGTGCAGCCCCAATCTTTTCAGCAGTCTCAATAGCGGACTTGCGTTCGTCTATATCGACGCTTGATAGCGTTTGAATTGTCTTGGCTTTCGTTTCTTCTGCACGCGCCAAGGTGTATTCAGTGTTAGCCTGTGCTTGGATAGCTTGGGCCTGTGACTTAGCGGCTTCTGCCATCAGATAAGCGGACTGCGGATCAGGCTGCACGTTTGCTTGTGCTTCCATCATCTGCTGCTGTTCTTCTTCAGTTGGCTGCAATACGCCCATCTGGACTAGCTGCTTGCGGAAGTATTCCTTGATGTCCGCAATGCCTTCGCCTTCCATGTTCATGATAGCCATCGACTGCAGGACTTGCTGGGTTGTCGGGTCGGTTGTGACTTGCATCATGCCAGTAAGCGCACGCACTGTGGCATCACGACGGCTGGATGAAGATGGACCAACGTCAACAGCAACGTCAAACAAGGCATCGCCCAGGTTGTTCTCGTAAATCAGTTCGCCTGTTTCTTCGTCGATCTGTGGCTTCATCAGTTCGATTGAACCGACTTCTTCCATAGCGCCGACGGTCTTCATCTTGCGCTTTTCTTCAACGTAGATGTCTTTCGACATTGACAGCCAGATTTCACCGCAGCGACGCACAGCCTTAGCCATGTTGCTCATGTAGATGAACGTCTGCATATCTAAGCGGGTCTGGATTAGCTCAACAGCCTTGCCGCTGATACCGCTAACCATCTTGTCGGCTTGCTGGTTGCTTCCCAGTATCTCAGCCATGTCTTGTTCAGTGATCTGAAGCAGTGCTGCCATCGCTGGTGGAATCGCTGCCGACTTGGTGTAAGCAACTGGGCCAGCAGCCTGAGTCTCGCCGTTTGGCCCTGTGATTGGGTTGACCAGCAGATACGGATAGTTGCGAAGGTTATCCTCTGCCCACATGACTTGATGGCCTGAGACTTGTTCAGGAAGCAAGATTGGCTTTTCAATAGACGAAAGCGCACTGATTTCACCCAGCTTTGAAAGCTGCATATTCTTCAGGCGCTGTGGGTCTTTGGCTAGGCGGACATGGCCCATGCAACGCTCGACGTTATCGACGAACCAACGCTTGCCGTAAACGGGAACGATAGGGATGTTCTTGCCAGCGATGTAGCCCTGATCTTCAAGGATGCCGCCGCCGCTCATGATATACTTGCGGACGCGCTTACGTTTAATACGCTTCTGGCGTACTTCGACCGTGCCAACAGCAGCTAGTGTTTCTTCCAGCGTTTCATCTGCGTCGAAGTCTGCTTGCGTATAGCGTTCTTCTTCGCCTTGGATTGTCAGGAATATACGGACAGTCTCGCGGGTTTCTTCAACGCGGTAGTATTCAGCAACGAACACAACGTCAGGCGTATCCCAGTCGAACTCGTATTGGTGAACTTCTTTAGGCCATGTCGTTGGGTCATCATTCCATTCAGCTTTGTAAGCGTCATAGGTCATGGAATACAGAACGAAGCAATACTTTGCGTCGGCTTTGTCCTGGCGCTTTGCGTCAAGGTCGAAGAACACCGAGCTATCAGCGTCATAAATTGGCTCTATGCGGATGCGCTGGCGTTCGTCCTCGTCGTTCTCATCATCTTCATACGCAGTGCGTAAACGCCAAGCGCCATAGCCACCGCCGACTGCTTCTTCAAAAGCGTTGTCATATGCTTCTTCTGCGCCGCTGTCCCGTTCATCTGCACGATAGAGACCATTGCAGACTTCAGTCAGCTTGTCGTTTGCTTCGCCATCTTTGCTTACAAAGTCCACAGCGATGCGGTTGTTACGATATTCGTTGATGATGCGAATGACGCTAAGGTGAATCTTGTTTACCTCGAAGCGTGGTTTGTTTTCGTATTGCTCACCAAGTGGGCCTTCCCATTGCGCCCCGGCGATTGAGTAGAAGCGTCGATCCTGAAGGCACTGCAAGCGTTCATCGCGGACTGAGGATTGAACACGGTCGAACTCTGTCAACGCCTGCTGATGGATGTTCTGGAACCTTTGTTCTTTATTCA